AAGACTACAACTCATCGTATGACTAAGGTAGGTTAACATGTCGTTTAGACCATATGACTTACTGAACTTAGTTAATAGGTTTGGTGAACCCCTTACACTTAATAAGGTGACTACCTCTGGCACGTATGATCCTGCCAATGGTACTGTTACTGGATCAGCGACTACTAACTACTCCTTTACTGGTTACTTCTACAACTATGATAATGGTATAGCTGGTAACATTGATGAGATACGCAGAGGTACTCGTAAGTGCCTTATTTCCGCTTCTAGCCTAGCTGTAGTGCCAGATGATGAGGATCAGATAACAGGCAATGGAGACACAGTTAATATTCTTTCTGTTGTTACTATCTTCTCTAATGGTATTGCAATATGTTACATCTGTGATGTGAGGGAATAATGAGTATACAGAAAACCTTTAGTGACATTAGGGGTAGGATAGATAGTACAGTTAGTAGGGGTCTTAAGGTTAAGGCTAAACAAATAGCTGATTACACCGTTATGATTTCTCCTGTCTACTCTGGTGCATATGTAGAGTCATTTTCCATCAAAGCCCGTGGTGAAGGTGGTGGACGTAGTAGGTCTTCAGACGCGAGAAACGCTAAAGAAAGGTCGCCTAACCCAGAGTCTCACAAAATGATAGCCCTAGATCAACTATACAGCGACATAACTGCTTTGGGTAAAGATAAGATTGATGGCTTTGTGCTTAGGAATAGGTCTCCCCACGTAAGGGAAGTAGAAAACGGGTCTATTGAGAATAATGTCCCTGCCCATAAAGTCTTTGAGAATGTTAGGATAAAGTTTGGCTAGTATTCATTCAGACATTAGAGCCGCTTTGGAAAGTAAGTTAGCTAACATAGCTGGCATACCTCCAATAGCCTTCGACAATGTACCCTACGACCCTACAACTGGTACTAGCTTCATTAAGTCTAGCTATATTCCTGTCACACGTGTACCTGCTGTAAGAGGCTTAAACCCTTCTCAACTATATAAAGGTTTATACTCAGTCACTGTGTACTGTCCAGAGGGTAATGGCCCAGCAACTGCTGATGGTATCGCTAACACTGTAATAGAGAACTTTGAAGCTGCCACAGACGTATCACTAAACAACTTTAACGTATCAATAGACTATGCCGAAAGACAACAAGGCTTCTTGGATACACCTTGGTACTACATACCGATTAATATCGGCTGGTACATATACAATTAGGAGAATAACACATGCCTACCTTCGCACAGGGTTCACGATCTAGCCTAAGCTATATCACTGAGTCCACATTCGGAACTACCCCTTCTGGTAACTTCCAGAACATCCCATTCACTTCACATGGTCTTAACTTAACTAAAGACTTGGTTGCTGGTACTGATATCCAAGCTGACCGTATGCCTCGCCATGAACGTCACGGTAACAAACAGTCTGCTGGTGACATTGTAGCCGACCTTCGTGGTGGAGACTTCGACCCCTTTCTTGAATCAGTAATGCTTGATTCTTGGGCCGATACTGGTAAAAGTGGGGTAGCGGGGGAACTTGTAGTTGCTACAACACCTAAGTACTTCTCCATTGAAGACTACTCTGCTGACATTGATCAGGCTCGTTTGTTTACAGGTCAAACTGTTTCCACTATGGGTATCTCTATTGCTCCTAACCAAATGGTAACTACTACCTTTGGTATGGTCGGTAAAGGTATGACTATTGGTGCCACAGAGAAGACACAGGACGCAGCAAGCGTTAACTCCCCCTTCGATGCTTACTCAGGTGACTTAAAGATTGGTGACAATGTAGCTGGCCTTGCAGCCTCTGCAATCATTACTCAGATTGACTTCAACGTATCTAACTCGTTTGCACCTACCTTTGTTGTTGGCTCTGATGAGACCCCAGCACTTGAAGTTGGTCGTGCAGAAGTAACAGGTTCATTCTCCGCATACTTTGATGATGCTACCCTGATTAACCGTTTCCTTAATGAGACAGAATCAGCTATCTCAGTGTCGGTTACAGACTCCGAGAGTGCTCCTAACTCTTACTTATTTACTTTTCCCCGTGTCAAGATCAACTCTGCCGATGTGGGTGTAGATGGTCCAACTAGCCGTATAATTAGTCTTAGCTTTACAGCTTTGTACGATACAACTCTTGACACCAACCTTAAGATTGTGCGTACTCCGACTTAACTAATCCCTAGCTAGGGCGGGGGGCATTGGTGTCGGGTCTGATGCTCCCCATTTTATATATTAACCCGACATAACCCTGACCCAAGGAACCTGACAATGGACTTAAAGAACTTAACACCGACCAGTGATACTGTAGACGTTACTATCGTACACCCTTCTACACTGGAACCTCTGACTAACGATGATAAGTCAGAAATGACAATCACTATGTATGCACCTCACTCCAAAGAGTACAAGAGTGTCCTGCATCATCAAACTAACAAACGGCTTAAGCAAGCCCAAGGAAAGAAGAAGGTCGATATTACGGCTGAGAGTATTGAAGAGGCTACCCTAGAAGTGTTAGTCAAGGCAACTAAGTCTTGGAATATCACATACGATGGTAAGAAGCCTAAGTACTCTGCTGACACAGCCAAAGAGATTTACGAACAAGTGTTTTGGATCAAGGATCAGATTGAGGAGGCTGTAGCTGACTCACTGGATTTTACCAAGGGCTGATTGATGACCTAGTTGAGTTTGCTGAATTTAACTTCAAACTTAATCAGCGTGATGAATCTGGAACCACCGAGAGAGAACACTTGGAACAAGTACAAAGGCAGACAGGATTAGAACTTAAAGAATTGGATGGACCCGACTTCCCAACTCTTGTGGCTCATATCTGGTCTGCCTTTATTTCATTAAGCAACTCAAGAACTGGTGGCTTTAGTGGCCCTAACCCGATAACATACGAACAAATAAAAGCATGGAAAGAACTAACTGACACGCCTATGACAGCTTGGGAAGTAGAAGCGGTTAAGAGGCTTGACGGAGTTTATATGAGGGTAAACAATGGCTGATGATATCAAACTTGTTATAGACGTTGATGATAGGTCTGTAATTAAGTCCATAAAAAACCAAGAAAAACTTGAAAAAGAGATAATGGACACCGCCAAGGGTTTAAAGAGACTTAAAGACGCTCTGGCTACTGGTATGATAAGTCAGTCTAGGTTTGATAAAGGTACTGCACAAGTTAATAGTAGAATAAGTCACCTTACTAAAACTTTATATTCTGGTGCAGGGGCCATAGACCAGTGGGCTACACACGTAAACCAAGCCAAGAATAAGACTAATAGGTTTGGTATGGTAGCACAACAAGTAGGTTATCAGGTTGGTGACTTCTTTGTACAGGTACAATCAGGTACTAGCGCACTTGTAGCCTTTGGTCAACAGGGTACTCAGCTTGCTGGACTACTTCCCGGCGTTGCTGGTGCTGTTATCGGTATTGGTCTGTCGTTAGGAACTATGCTCCTTAAGACATTCCTAGACACCAGAGACGCAGGTAAACAACTTGAAGAAAGCGTAAAGGCTGTTGAGGAAGCACTATCTGACCTAAGTAATGTCTCTTCTATGTTACGGGATACACTAGGCGCACCCTTTAGTGAGGCCAATACTGTACTAAGAGAGTACTTGGAACTACTTGAGAAATCTTCTGCTGCAAATGTACAAAAACAAGTATCCTTGGCCTTTGGTGCAAAAGGTGAGTCAACTGGTATTTTAAACGAACTAGCCCTCATGGCTGAAGATATGACAGAGCCACCTTGGTGGGCAGGAAAAAAGTTCGGTGGTTCTAAAAAGGAAATTGAAGATGCCAACGAACTTCTAAAAGTCAGAGGGGAGATTGCAGAAATACTACGTGGTACGGCTGCACAGCCCCGTGTTATAGAGGGAGCAGAAGGGCTTAGAAAACTAGGCGATGACCTACTTGCGTACTCTAAGAAGTTTAATGGGACGTTAGGGGAAAGAATTAGAACCCTGATGTTTGAATCGGGTCTGACCAAACTTATGGTTGACGATGAAAAGGCTAAGGGTGATGCTGCTAATGATGCCTTAGAAGAACACGCTACCGAAATGGAAGCCTTCTATGATATGATTGCCAAAGAAGACGAAGACGAGGCAAAACGTAAGTCAGACCTTATGAAGAAGCTATGGGAGGCTTTATACAAAAACAGAATGGAAGCTAAGAGGGCCAAAGAGGAAGAAGCTGAAGCTAACAAGAAAAAACAAGATGCTATAGACAAAGAAAAGTCAAGCATGGAGTCTAAGATTTACCTTCAAAACACTATAAATGGAAATTTTGGTGATGAAGTACTTTTATCTGAGGTAAAGAAACAGATGGCTAGGGAGTCTTATCGGCAATCTAGGTTAGCTTTAGGTATTTCAGAAGACATAGTATTGAAGGAAATGGAACAGTACGATATTCTACAGGACTTGTTGGAGGCTAATAAAGACTTAACAAAAGAAATGGATAAACAGCTTGCGATTAACAGTGCAATGGTTTACTCTGGTAGAGGTGGAGACCCAAGAAAGTTTGATAGTAATAATCCTATGGGTTGGCTCACCCCAGAAGTCTTAGCACTGTACAAAGAGTTTACGTCTGAACAGAATAAAAAAGGCGCAAAACCAACAACTATGGAAGGCCCGATCAAGGCTCTGGAAAGACAGATAGAGTTAAGTAAGGCTTTGTTTGGATTAGAGGGTGATGCACGTAGAGAACAAGAAATCTTTATGCAACTTCAGTTTCAGAATAGGGACGCTGATAAAAAAGCTAAAGAAGGAGACCTTCGTGACTTAGCTGAGAAGGTAGCTAAACAGGAAGAATTAACTAAGGTATTTGAGGAACAGAGGCAAGCACAGAAAGACTTAGCAGACACTATAGCTAACAGTATGGGTGATGCACTTACATCTATAGTAGACGGCACTAAGTCCGTTAAAGATGCCTTTAAAGATATGGCTAGGGCTATTATTGCTGAGTTGTATCAAATCTATGTTGTTAAACAGATCACAGGTATGATCAGTGGTGCTATAATGGGTCCAGCCGCTGCTGGGGGTTACTTTGGCCCTGCTGGGGGCGTTGGGGGTGGTTCTGGTGCTACAATAGCTTACGCTGATGGTGGTGTCGTAGGCTCTCCAACTACCTTCGGTATGAATGATGGTCGTACAGGACTAATGGGAGAAGCTGGCCCAGAAGCTATCATGCCTTTGAAAAGAGGTAAGAACGGTAAGCTAGGTGTACAGGCAGAGGGTGGATCTGGTGGTGACGTTATTATTCATCAGAACTTTAACTTTACCGCTAATGGTGACGAGAGTGTTAAGAAGATTATAGCACAGCAAGCCCCAGCTATTGCTAACATGACTAAGAAAAGCATACTAGATGATCGTCGTAGGGGTGGTCAAATGAAACAAGCGTTTGGGTAAGGAAATCTTATGACACTAAAGACTGCACCAACTGATATAGGCTTTGCACAAATAACTCTTAGTGCTATGAACGCTGTTGCCACCTCTGAGTCTCCCTTTACTTATAAACAACAGATAGTACAACACACAGGGCAAGCATGGAAAGCATCAGTTACCATACCACCTGTCAGGAGAGACTTAGGTGAGCCTTGGGTAGCCTTCTTGTTGTCGTTACAGGGACCAGTGCATACCTTTCTCTTGGGCGATCCTAATTGTGTAGCCCCAAGGGGTACAGCAGTAGATGGTGACATAGTAGCAACTGGTACTGCTGGTGCTTCCTCTGTTACCTTAACCCTTAGTAATGGGGGTACACTTAAAGCTGGTGACTACATACAGCTAGGGTCTACAGTTACGTCTAAACTGCACAAGGTCTTAGCAGACATTTCTACTACGGGGGCAGTAGACATTTGGCCTAACCTTAAGGCTACCTATTCAGGTAGTGCCGTAGTTGTAGACAACGCTAAGGGTGTATTTAGACTAACAAGTAATGTACAAGATTGGCAGATAGGTAACTCTAGTACCTATGGTATCTCCTTTGAGGCTGTAGAGGCAATTGTATAATGACTAGAGATATTCAAGAAGTAGTACGCAATGCCTTAAGCGCACCAGAAATATCCCCCTTCTTTGCTGTAGAACTCTTGTTTGATGGCCCAGAACAACTAAGGCTTTGGACAGGAGTAGGAAACCTTAATTATGAAGGGCATATCTGGACAGGGGCAGGTAATCTCTTAGGTATATCAGAAGTACAAGAGGCTTCTGACTTATCTGTTAGGGGTGCAACTATTACGCTTAGTGGTATGACTCAAGATGTCATATCCCTTGCCCTTGTAGAACCCTATCAAGGTAGAGTATGTAACATCTACTTTGGTGTTACTTCAGACACTACAGCCCTAACTCAAGTTTTCTCTGGTTACATGGATCAGATGAACATAGATGAGGCTCCTTCTACTGCTACCATAGAGATTAAAGTGGAGAACAAACTAATAGACTTAGAGAGACCCCGTGTTGCTAGATACACTTCTGCTTATCAAAAGTCGGTTTACCCCGGCGATCTTGGGATGGACTTTATAGAAGACCTACAAGACAAAGAGATTATTTGGGGCAGAGCTGCCAGTTAGGAAGAATACAAATGGGTTTTAGTTTTAAGGGTTTTGTTGGCGCAATTGTCACGGCAATAATTGTCGTATCAATTCCCGGTGGTGCAGGTATCTTGGCCTCCTCTGGGTTTGCATCTGTAGGTGCTTTTAGCGCACAGTTCTTTTACACGGCAGCACTGGGCATAGCTATGAGTGCCTTGGCCCCTAAGCCTAAAGACCTTGGTGGTTTTGGTGCGGGTAATGGTAAGTCAAACAGGGGTTATCAAGTAACTGCATCTGGTTCTGCTTTAGACCATCAAGTTATTTATGGTAAAATGAAAACTGGTGGTGCTAGGATATTTGATGGTACTACAGGTACAGAAAATGTACAACTACACAGAGTACTAGCCTTTGCTGGACACGAAATAGAATCTTTTGAACAGATATATATTAACGATGAAGTGGCAACTATAAACGGTAGTGGTAATGTTACCTCTCCTAGTCGTTATAGTGGCCTAGTAACAATCAAGGAACACTTAGGTACAGCAGATCAAGCTGCCGACAGTAGTTTAGTTAGTGCTGTGTCTGGTTGGACAAACGAACACAGACTTCGTGGTATTGCTTATCTGTATGTTAAACTTGAATATGATGCAGATGCCTTCCCTAACGGTGTACCTGAGATTAGTGCTGTCATTAAAGGTAAGAAGGTATACGACCCAAGGAACACAACAACTGCTTGGTCTGATAACCCTGCACTGTGTGTAAGAGACTACTTGACAGCTACAGGTTATGGCTTAGGTGAAGCTACAGCTAACATAAAAGACACTGCCTTTATTACCGCTGCTAACATATGTGATGAGTACGTAGAAAGTCCTGTAACCTCAATTTTTGTCGGGGGCGAATACAGAATTAAAACGGTAGGTGATACAGACTTTACCGCGCTAGGTGCAGCAGACAATAATGTTGGTACAGTCTTCACAGCAACAACCTCTGCCACAACAGGTACAGGTGTTGTGGAGACACACAGGTACACAGCTAATGGTGCCTTCACTACAGGAACTACACCACAAGACCTGTTAGAAGGGCTTATAACGTCTATGGGTGCTACTCTGTGGTACACTCAGGGTGCATGGAATGTAAAGGCTGCTAAGTGGACCTCTACTGTATTAGACCTTAATGAAGACGATCTTAGGTCAGGCATAAGCCTAGCTACTAGACACTCTCGCAGGGACAACTTTAATAAAGTAAATGGAACCTTTAGGGGATTAGAAAGTAACTGGCAAGTAACAGACTTTCCACCTGTAACCAATTTAACCCTTGCTACTGCCCTTGTTGACGGTGGTTCATACTCTATTACAGAAGTTGGAACTACAGACTTTACCCTTGTTGGGGCTACTTCTAACACAGTCGGCGTAGTTTTCACAGCGGATTTAGAGGATGGCCCAGCTACAGGCACTGGTAAAACAAACGCTTATGTTGGGGTTGATGGTGGACTAGAGTCTGCCTTAGACATGGACTTACCGTTTACGGACAACTCAATAGAGTCTCGTCGTGTTGCTAGGATTATGCTAGAGCGTAATAGACAACAGTTGCAGTTACAAGCATCTTTTGGTCTCAGGGCTTTCCAAGTACAGACAGGTGATAATGTAAGGCTCACTAACACTAGACTTGGTTGGACTAATAAAGAGTTTGAGGTTGTCTCTTGGACATTTGGGCTACAGAATGAGTACGACCTCCAAGTAGAAATGACACTCAAGGAAATATCTGAAAGTGTCTTTGATGAGGTTGACGATGGTATAGTCTACGAAAGAGATAATACTACTTTGTTGTCAGCCTTTGAAGTGCCTACTTTAGCCTTTACTACTGCTAACCTAAGTACTGAAGTAAGAAGGGTCAGAGGTAAAACTCTGGGTGTCTTATACATTGATGTTGTCAATACAAGTACCATAGTAGATAAGATAGAGGTACAATACAAAAAGCCAAGCGAGACTGACTTCACAAGCCTAGCTACCCTTGGTGCATTTGTGGGTACAGAAAGGGTTGAGGTTGTTAGTGTAGAAGAGGGACTACATGATATAAGAGTACAAGCTATTAACTCTCTTGGGGTTCATGGAAACTTTACTACTGTATCTAACTACGATGTAATAACCCTAAGTGCGCCTCCAGCAGATGTAACTAACTTTACTGGTAATATGATAACTGGGGGCTTTGAACTTAGTTGGACACCTGTGCCTGACCTAGACTTAGCCCACTATGTAATTAAGTACTCTAAGGTATTGTCAGGTGCTTCCTACGCTTCTGCTACAACCGTCCGAGAGTCCGTACCCGCAAGTGATAGTTCCGCTGTTTTTACAGAGTATAAGCCGGGAACTTACTTCATTAAAGCTGTAGACGATGCCAGCAGCGGGTCTAATGAATCAGTAAACGCAGCTAAACTTATTGAAAACATAGAAGCTGTGAGGAACACTGAGGTATTTACCTTGGTTACTGAGAGTCCAGACTTCAATGGGGTCAAGGTTAATGTAGAGAAGGATTCAACGGGTATCAGTCTTGCTAAATTACCTACGTTTGATACTGCACCAGAGGCTACGTTTGATGCAAGGGGAGGGGTGTGGGATGACTTTGATAGCTTTGCAAGCACAGGGGTCTACTACTTTGAAAACTCTGTTGATTTAGGCTCTAAGTTTCAGAACATAGTTTCTTATGCAGAGGAGAAGTCAAGGTTTGATAAGACACAACTCTTTGACTCTGAGGGTGGCCTGTTTGATGCTCAGACAACATCTTTGTTTGATGACGCTGGTCCTTCTATTAATGACGTTAGTACTGAGTTCCAGACAAGACATACAGATGATGATCCTGCTGGTACACCTACTTGGTCTGATTGGGTAGTGGTAAATGCCCAGTCTGGTAACGAAATAATAGCGAGAGCCTTTGAGTTTAGGTTAAAGTTAGACTCCACTAACACTATCGCATCCCCCCTTGTATCAGCCTTGTCTGCTACCATAGACATGCCAGAGTACTTAGTGTCTGGTAAGGACATAACTTTTACAGGTACAACTAACATAGTGTACAATGTACTTGGAGTGGCTCACCCTTTCAATGCACCCCCTGCTATTGGGTTGTCCATAGCTAATTTAGCTGAGACAGACAGATATACTATTACAAACAAAACTAGGTCAGGGTTTACTATAAACACCTTTACTGGTGGCTCTGCTAGTACTAACAGCGTAACAATAGACTATGTAGCTAATGGCTACGGGAAGGAGTTCACCTAATGGCTCAATTTGACTTTACAACAGCCGATGGGCCGATAGTAGGAACTAAGAGTTTCCCTAATACTAGGGCCGATATTAACTCTGCTCTACTAGCCCTAATCTCTAATTCCTCTGGTGATGCAGAACCTACAGGAACCCAAGCCAATCAGTTCTGGTATGAAACTGACACTAACATTCTTAAGATCAGGAATGAGGCTAACACTGCTTGGATAGAAATGGCGACAATAGATGAAACCTCTAATAATGTGTTGTCTATTACTACTCAAGGGTTAACTATTGGTGCTACCGCACTAACCGCTACAGGTACAGAACTTAACCAACTAAATGATATTACTAGGGGTTCTATCCTTTATGGTAATGCCTCTGGTGATACTGCGAGACTTGCTAAGGGTGGCGCTGGTACAGTTCTTACGTCTGATGGTACAGACATTTCATGGGCGGCTGTTGGTGGTGGTGGTGTAGGTAATACAGAGGCGTGGGTGAACTTCAAGGGTGATGGGGCTGTAACTATTCGTGGTGACGGCGATGTGAGCAGTATTACTGATAACGGTACAGGCATAGTTACGGTTAATTTTGACACAACTAAGGCGAG